ATGCGCCTTGCCGGTGCCGGGAAGCTTGTCGGGTTAACACAACCGCAGATAATGGGTCTTGGCGCGGCATTAGTCTCGCTCGGAATACGGGCCGAGGCAGGCGGCACGGCATTTTCTCAGGTTATGCGTAAGATAGACAAGGAGATTGGTTCTGGCAGCGATGAAATGAAAGGCTTTGCTTGGGTAGCTGAACAGAGTATAGGCGATTTTGAAAAGCTATGGGAAAAGGACGCCGCTGGCGCAATAATCAAGTTCGTCGAAGGCCTGGGAAGGGTACGTGAAGAGGGCATTAACGTCAATAAAGTCTTAGATCTGCTGGGCATGGAAGGTATGAGAATTTCCGATTCGCTGTTGCGTGCTTCTGGGGCAGGTGATAGTGTCCGTGAAGCAATGAGAAAAGGAAATAAGGCATGGAGAGAAAATATCGCACTGGTAAAGGAAGCTGAGCTCAGATACAAGACAACCGAATCCCAATTGATACTGGCCAAAACCAGAGCCATTCAGATGGCCGTGGCCTATGGCGACATACTGAAGCCCATGTTGATCAAGATCACCAAATTGATAGAGCCTTTGGTTGACTGGCTGGGAAAGTTAGGCCCTACTACCAAGATCGTACTTCTTGCCCTGGCCGGCATAGCCGCCATGATACCCCCGATTCTGATAGGCTTGTCCTTCTTGCCATTTGCATTGAAGGGAATAGGGATCGCACTGGCTGTTTTATCTCCAAGTTTTCTTCTCATTGCCGTCGCCGTGGCTGCATTGGCTGCGTCGGCTTTTCTTGTGATAAGGTACTGGAAGCCGATAAAGATATTTTTCAAAGATCTCGGCATGACAATATTAAAAGTGTTGGATATTATGCCTGACTTTCTCAAGAAAAGAATGGGCTTAGCAATACCGGCACCTTCAGTATTGAAAAATATACCAACTGAGACGCTTGAAAAAATGAGAAAGCGGATGAGAAGGCCAGGTGCGGGATACATTGAGCGTATGCCCGATGTCGAGATTCTTGAAAAAGAGCTTGAGAGGAGAAGGATAGAAAAAATCAAAAAAGAATCTCCCTACATAAAAGAACTTGAGTTATCTAAAAGCGAGACTGATATAAACCTGAAGGTCAGCCTTGATGAAAGACTTATCTTAGCCAGGTATGAAAAAAAAGGTAGTGCAAAAGTTAATTTTATAGGTGAAAGCTATTTAGGGAATACGTTCGGTTTTGTGCCGATGGGATAAAAATTATGAGTTGGAGAGACAACCTTTTAGACGCCTCCTTTCGCGGGGCAGCATTTAAAGTAGCAGACACCTTTACGGAAGTGGGCCGACGGAATGTGCTTCACCAATACCCCTTCTCCGACACGCCCTATGTCGAGGATCTCGGCAAGGATGCCGACCAATTCACTATAAACGGCTACGTGGTGCAGAATATTGGCAATGATTTTGATTATTGGGGGGGTAGGGACGCGCTGATATCTGCCCTCAGAGAAGAGGGATCAGGGAAACTTGTCCATCCTTTCTTGGGAGAGCAGCAGGTTGCGCTTGTTGGCAAGGCTCGCCTTACTGAATCTTTCATGGAAGGCGGCATAGCCCGCTTCACCATGACCTTCGTGCAGGCAGAGAAGATAGAAAGACTCTTCTCTGCTGCGACCGTTGATTTTATAGATTTAGTGGACAAAACGGCAGACGAGACAAAAGCCTCATGGCTCGACACGTTTACGGGTATATACACAACGGTCGGTGCAGCAGGTCACGTCGTGGCAGATGCGGTTGACACTATGCAGAGTTATCTTGCTATGACCAGATCGGTTATCAGCTCAATACGCAACGCGCCGGCGGCGGCCATATCGATAGCATTAGGCTTCGTGGCCTCGGTGGAGTCTGCTCTGTCAAATGTCATCAACCTGCCGTGCGACCTCGCTAATTCTATTGTCAGCGGCATGGACAGCCTCAACAACCTTGCCGGTATAGTGGGTGAAACGGCAACCGGCGAGATATTTGGAGAATGCAGCGGGTATCTGAAAAGCAGATCAGAGACGGATAAGAACTCTGTTGTGAACGCTACCCTGGCCTTGACCGATTTCGGGAAGAGCGCAGATGATGAGGATAAAAGCGCCTACGGTGGCGCGCTTGATCCGATGGACACCACTGACACTGCGTCTGCTAATATCCAGTCGGACAATAGGGAGGCGATTGTCAACACTGTAAAGGCCGTGGCCATAACCGATGCTGCCCAGACAGCGGTTAGAACGGATTACGAGAGTTACGAGGACGCCATGAGCGCGCTGAACAGCATCACAGGCAAACTGGAATCATTCCTTCTCAGTCTGGGCGAATCGGCCCTCAATTTCGATGAGGGGTACAAGGCGATGAACAGTCTGAGGGCGGCTATAACCGGGGCGATGATAGACAAGGGGGCCTCGCTGGCGCGAATTGTGTATTACGAGGTTCCGCCCGCGGTTATCCCATCACTTGTCTTGGCATATGACAGATACGGGGATCTGGACAGAGAGAGTCAGATTGTGGCGAGAAATCGGCCATTGATCACGCACCCCGGGTTTCCGCCCCAAAGTGAAACTATCGAACTTTTGAGTGAGTAATGAGCGACATTATTCTAAGGATCAGCAATAAGAGCTACAGGAATTGGGAATCTGTATATGTCGGCAAGTCGCTTATGCAGTTGGCCGGCAGTTTCGGTTTCAGCACAGCTAACATACACGGCAACATAGTTAGTGACGTTGGGCTATCTCAGACTTCTTACAAGCCGGAACATTGGGCAATACGGCAGGGCAACCCTTGCACGGTGGAAATAGACGGCCAGGTATTGATTACCGGCTATGTGGAAGAGATGCCGATGAGCTACGCCAAGGAAGCGCACACCATCCAGGTGTCGGGGAGTGACAGAACCGGCGACCTTGTTGACTGCTCTTACATCGAGACTCCTAACAAATGGAAAAGACAGTCGATAGAGAATATTGTCAAGACGCTGTGCGACCCGTTTGACATAGAGGTTGTGGTTGACACCTCGGTCATAAGTGAAGCGGCGGTTGAAATAAATGATTTTGCTGTTGAGCAGGGGGCCTCCATTCTTGATGACATTTCAAGGGTCTGCATGCACAAGGCGATACTGCCCGTTTGCTACGGTGACGGAAAGCTCACTTTGACAAGGGCGGGAACGAACAAAACTAAGGATAACCTGGAACTGGGCGTCAATATTTTATCAGCAGTATATCAGCAGTCGGATCTTGAGCGGTTCAGCAAGTACATCGTCAAAGGTCAGGGCGTTGCCACCTCGTTTTTCGACTTTGGCGCCGATATGGATAGTCGGCATGGAGAGGCGCTTGACGACGTAATAGATCGTTACCGACCATTAATAATTATAGCCGATGGAGATGTGACGGATAAGGATTGTGAAAAAAGATCTGCCTGGGAATCAAGAGTAAGGGCAGGGCAGTCCCGAAAGATCGAATACACGGTACAGGGCTGGACTCAATCAAATGGGGTAGCATGGCCGCTCAATTCGCTTGTGCCAGTGAGGGATAAGTTTTTCGGCATTGACGGCCCCAGGCTTATATCAGGGTTAGAATTTAGCATTGACCCTATGAGCGGAACCACAACAAGAATCAGCGTCGTGCCGCAGGATACTTTCAGTCTCAGGGAAGTGCCGATAACGGCAGAAGATACGGAATCACTGATAGAAAGGATGATACGTGAATCTCAGCAATGACATTAAAAGAATGCTGGCGGTTATTCAGAGGAGAATGTCTCTCATGGTAGGCAGGGCTATACTGTCAGCAGTGGATAACAGCAAAAGCACGCAGTTCGTAAAAGTGACGGCTCTTCATGGTGAGACATTGGATGAGATTGAACGCTTCCAAGAATACGGCTTTGAGACCTATCCACTTGAAGGAGCTGAGGGCTTCATGGTCTTCATGAACGGCAACAGGGACAGGGGCGTTGCCCTCTGCTTCATGGATAGGCAGTACAGACCAGACTATCTATCCGAAGGCGAGGTTGTCAATTACACCGATGAGGACAAGGAGACGGATGGCCACCGGGCGCATTTCAAAAGAGGCCAGCTACTTGAAATCAAGAACAAGGAGCTGATAATCCACTCAAAGGACAAAGTGGAGGTGAACACCAAAGATGCTACCATCAACTGTACCGGTAAGGCCACAATCAGCGCCACAACCGGGGCAGACATTGACGGCGGTTTGGGTAATTTGACAGGGGCAGTATGCGGAAAATCGGTATGTCACTTCACCGGCAGCCCGCATGCGGACGTGTCTACAGATGTTAAGGTGAGTAAAGCATAAGGAGAAACAATGGCAACAAGCGCTCTTGCTATAGGAAACGCACTTAAAGCTGCGATGGATGCTACAGGAGAATTCAATCGAGCAGATCCCAACTGCAAAATAAATGACTTTATTGATGCCTTTGCAGCGGCACTTTATGGGGAATTGCAAAATTTAGAGGACACGGCAGGGACACCACCATCACCTGCACATCAATAAAATGGCAGACATAAAAATCCAATGGGACATAGGGCTGATGGAGGGCGACCTCTCCATAGAGGACGGCGATCTTGAATCGGATGACGGTCTTGAGACCGCCGTGATAATCAGCCTTTTCACCGACCGGCGGGCAAGGGATGACGATGAGTTGCCTGACCCTAATAATCCGGACAGACGAGGTTGGTGGGGCGACCTTGTGGCAGAGGTAGCGGATGACCAGATAGGCTCAAGATTGTGGCTACTGGATAGATCAAAGACAACGCCCGATGTGCTGGTGAAGGCCAAGGAGTATGCAAAGGAGGCCCTCAGTTGGATGCTGGAAGATGATGTGGCCAAAAAGATTGAGGTAGAGGTCGAAAGACAGGGGACGGAGGGCAATGACAGGCTGGCTATGTTGGTCAAGATATTTCAGAGCGACGGGGGCCAGGTATCTTTGAAATTTCATAGTAAATGGGAGGCGCAAATTGCCGTTTAGCAGACCTACACTTTCAGAACTCGTAACCAGAATTCGTGCGGACATCCAAACCCGTATAACCGGGGCGACATCGCTATTCAGACGCAGTACCTTGTAGGCGAAAGCTATCGTCTGGGCCGGAATAGCTCATGAGCTGTACGGCTATCTTGACTTTCAAGCAGATCAATTATTTATAGGCAGTTCAGACAGTGAACGCTTAGATAATCAGGCAGACGAATACGGTATAGTCAGGACGGCTGCGATAGAAGCAATCGGCGAAGGAGATACCACCGGAACTAACGGGATTGCCATACCGGAAGCAACGGAG